GAGGGCCGAAGCCACCGGCGCCAGCGCGTTGCTGAGCCGTGTCAGGGCACCCGGCGCCTCGTCCGTGCCGACGATGAAGTCGCGCATGGCGCGGAACGCATTCATGAGCCAGGCCGCCGTCTCCTCCGCCCAGCGTCGCAGCGACCCATCGGCCGCTACCGCGCGAAGGCGTTCGAGCAGCCCCTGCAGCTGGCCGCGCAGCCAGTCGAAGACGCCCGCCTTCATCACTTCCTGGGTGAAGAGCAGCCAGTAGTTCCGCAGCATGGACATCATGCCAGCCCAGGTCTGCGCCCGGCGCTCGATGCCATCGGGGAAAAGCTCGCCCAGCGCCCGCGTCGTGTATCGCGCGATCGCGCTGCGGTCGTTCTGGCCCATCACGGCGCGCATGCGGCGGCCACGGCTTTCCCATTCCAGGATGACCTGGTTGTTCTCGTTGCGCGCCTCGATACCGAACTGGCGCAACGCACCGAGTTCGCCTCGGGTCGCGCTGGCGACGGCCTCAGAGGCCTCTGAGAACTCCACGCCCATCACGGCCGCCGCATTGCCGACGATGCGCATCAGCCGGTCGGTCGGGCGCAGGCCGGACTGATGGAGCGAGATGAAGCCCTGCGCGAGCTGGCCGATATCGAAGCCGGTGCGCATGGCGAAGTCGCCCACCCAACCCATCGCGCGCTGCGCAGCCCCTGCCGAGCCGGTGACGCCCTCCATGCGCAGCCGCAGCTGCTCCATGTCCGACGCTGGCTGGATGAATTGCCGCACGAAGCCATAGCCGGCCGCGCCGCCCAACAGCGCACCGCGCATGGAGATCCGCGCGGCGCGGGCGCCCAAGCGCAGCAGCTCGCCAGCGGCCTGGCGCGCGCCGGACGCGATGGCGCCGAGCGTGGTGACCAGCAGGCCGAGGCCCGAGGCGCGCGCCAGCCTGGCGGTCGCACCGGCGGCCGCGACCATGGGCGCAGCAATGGCCTGGACCTTCTGCCGCGCCCGTTCCATGGGTGCGGAGACCTGGTCGATCGCCTGCAGCAGGATTTCGAGGCGGACCATGCCCGTCTCATTCCCCCGATCTTACGCGCCGCTGTTGCCACCATCGGGCCCGGGCACCCCAGAAGAGGAGCTCGGCTGGTCCCCACTCCCGCCAGTCCGCGGGGATGCCGAAGCACCCGGCGACGAGCCCGAGCCACTCGTCCCAGTCTTGAGGCCAGCCGGCATGAAACCCTGCACCGCCTCGAACACCGCGAAGCCGTCCGCGATCCCCAGCTCCTCCAGGTCGTGCGGGCTGACGCCGGCGCAGCGTGCGGCCAGGTGCAGCGTGAGCGTGCCGGGCGCCGACGCGGCGACGGCGCCGGCGGCGTCCATTGCGGCGACCAGGTCGCCCATCTTCATCGGGCGCAGGTGCAGCTCGGCGATGCTGTCCACGACCTCGCCGGTCGCCTTGGACCGCCGCTCGATCGGCTGCTGCAGCTTGAGGGTGACGGTCCCGATCTTGACGGCCGAGGACATCACACCTCCTCGGCGCGGTTGCCGGCCATCTTCACAGCGACGTTGCCGCCCTCGCCGTCCTTCATCGTGATCGCCTCGGTGGTGAAGGCATCACGGCAGACGTAGTTCTGGCCGGTGTCGCACTGGAACAGCACGGTCGCGTCAGCCAGGTTGCGCAGCCATTCCAGCGACTGGCCGACGCGCAGGTTCGTCTCGAACTCAATGGTGCAGGGCACCGTCTCCTCGGCATAGTCCACGCGGGTGCCGACGATGACGGGATTGCGCTTCGTGCCGCCGAGGTCGATCGAGGCGCCCTTCGCGCTCTCGATGACGGTGCCGTTCGCGCGGATGATGGCGCGGCCCAGGCTCTTTGCCATGTGTCCCTCTCCTCAGCCCGCTCTCAGAGGAAGAAGCGGATCTGCGCGGCGACGACGCGCAGCTGGTTGACGATGTCGGGCGGCACGAGAGCGTCCACCCGGTTCGGGTCGCTGGCGTTCCGCACGACGAGGATGTCCTGCTTGAACTGCTCGATCCCCTCGACCAGGCCGGCGCTCTCCCACTGCCGGAAGCGGGCGATGATCTCGCTGCGGATGACGGAAGGCGTCACCACCGCCTGGCCACGCGCGAACTCCGACCCATCGTCGGCCAGCTTCATGCGCGGGAAGCGCTGCGCGATGATCGTGCGCAGATCCCAGCGCAGATACGCCAGTGTCTTCATGGTCTCGACGTCGAGGAAGGAGATGTCGGGCTGTCCCGACGGGCCGGTCTGATAGGTGGTGACCACCCGCTCGACGAAGGCCTGGCCAGCATCGTTCCAGCGGATGGTGGAGAGGCCGACGCGCAGCAGCTGGTCGCGCTCGGTATAGGTGAAGCGACTGGCGATCGCCGGCGGCAGCACGCCGGGCACCGCCAGCGTCTGCACCGGGCGCGCCGGATCGGTGGCCAGCGCCGGGACGCACACGCCGGCGAGCGTCGCGATCCATTCCCAGTGCGGCGTCGGAGATCCGCGCAGCGCGAGGGCGGACACGAACTGGCTGTTCCGCCCGCCGCCGAAGGTGGTGAGGTTGCCATAGGTGTCGGAGATGGCGGTCCAGCCATGCGCGTCGCGCATCTGCATCGGCCCGCCCATCGCCGAGAGCTTCGCCTCCAGAGCGGTCAGGTTCGTGGCGTCCGTGTAGGGGAGGACCCAGTCGGTGAACCAGGTGTCGGCCGCCGCATCGAGCGCCGTCTGCAGGCTGGGATTTGTGGTGCCGCCCGACATGGCCGTGATCGCCAGCGCGACGCCCGCGGGCAGCGCCTCCCCCGGATAGTAGCTGTGGCGCACGTCGAGGCTGTTCCCGATCGTGCCTTTGTGGCGGAACGTCAGGGTGACGACGTTGGTCGCCGCCGCCGCCGTCACCGGCAGGTCGGCCAGCGCCGCGATCGCCGCCTGGATGGCGGTTGCGATGGTGTTCTGCGCGGCACCGGAGGCCACCGCGACTTCCACCCGCCGGCCACCGATCAGCAGCACGATGGTGCCGGCCGCGGTGGACGGGCCGGTAACGGTGACCGTGCAGGTGGGCGCGACGCCGGCGACGTTGTCATCGAGCGCGATGCCCCACACCTCGGCCAGCGGGTTCGCGCGGAACCAGGCCTCGAACATATGGGCCAGGTTCGACCCCCGGCCGAAATACTGCCGCGCCTGGTCCGCGGTGGTGACGCGCGTCGGGATGGCCTGCGAGACGGTGCCGGCGGCCACGCGCTGGCCGATCAGGGCCACCTTCGCGGGCCAGTCGGTCAGCCCGCGCAGCGCGCGGCTGTTGTCGATCTCGATGTAGGTGCCGGGCACCCGCACCGAGGCTGGGATCTGGTTGAAGCTGACAGAGCCGCTCATGCGCTCACTCCTTCACGGGGCTTCTTCGCCGGCTCGACCGGGATGACATCGCCGTCCGCGATGCGGCGGCGCCAATACTCGTCGAGATCCACCTCGCGCCCCTCGGGCGGCAGGAAGCGCTGCGCGGCCGGGGCGGCGGGGTCGGGGATCAGCAGATCGGGCTTGCTGGGCTTCAGGAGCATCGGGGCCTCACGGTGCGGGAAGTTCGACGCGATCCGTCGCATCGGCGCGGGTCGGGCCAGTGGGCGGCGCCGGCGGCGGCCGCGCGACGTTGCCGTGCGGCGGCACGTCCCAGTCCGCGTTCAGCACGAGGAAGTCGTCGAGCTGGTCCGTCACCTGCGCGGGATCGGGCACCTGCATCGGCACATCGAGCGTCAGCCCGTAGACGGTGCGGCCGGCGCGCTCGAAGGCGGCGCCGAAGAGGTTCTCGCAGGCGCGGACCTCGATCGGCCCACCGCCATCGGCCGGCGTCCAGTCTTCCAGCTGCGCGGCCGCGATCTCGATCATCTCGTAGGCGCCGATCGTGGCATCGTCGCCGCGACGGCGTGCGATCTCGCCACCGGCATGGGCCGCGATGAGATAGACGCCGAAGGTGCCGAGCGCGGAGAAGTCCGGCGCGTCCTTCCGCGTCCAGCCGAGGAAGGCGACATAGGCCGCCGGCGCCACGGTGAGGATGCGGTTCAGCTCCTCATCCGTCAGACGGGCGGGCTTGTGGTCCACCTCCTTGAGCCGACCCTGGAAGGCCGTCCCGAGGCGCGCGACGATCTGATCCTCGATCGCCGCGATCATGCGCGGTCCCCGAAGCGGTAGCCGGCCAGGTCATCGTCGGAGAGGCCGCGCGTGCCGGCCGAGCGGCGCACGGCGGCATCCTGCACGGGATCGGCGCCTGAAGGGCCAAGGCCGAGATCAGCCTTGCCGGAGGCGACGTCCTTCAGGAAGGCGATCGCCGCGTCCCGCGCCTTCACCACCTGGTCGGTGGGCTGGCGATCGCCACCATGATGCAGCTCGGCGCGCGCGATGTCGCAGCAGAGCTTCCCCAACACCTTCGGCGTGGTGGAGAGCGGCAGGGAGTAGCGGGCGCGCAGATAGCCGTCCGCCAGGTCGGAGGCATCGTCGCAGGCCTGCTGCGCCCGGGACATATCGATCGGGCCGGGATCGGCCGGCGCAAGCTGCGCCAGCTCGGCCTGGCCGAAACGGTGGATCAGGTCCTGCGGGTCGCAGTAGGCCACGCGTCAGAGGCTCCTGAGAGGAAGAAGCTC